ATACATTGATTCCAGCATTAGTAGGAATATTCTCATGGTGCTGGTAAGGCTGGACTAAATTGAAATATGAGCCATTTCTTTCAGAAAATCTGTCATTGCCGTTAAGAACTAATTTAGCAGTTTTAACAGGGTTTTTAGAGTCAATTGATGAGTTTTTAAGAACTGAACTAACACTTTCATATGTAGCAGGTAAAGATACTGTAGTTTCATCAGTTGTATAGTTGAACCAGTTATTATTGGCAACAGAAGAAGTTCCAGATTTAGTAGATGAAACCCATACTAATTCTTTACAAGGGTGATTGAAAGAAAGTTTAGGTTTTATGCTAGCAGAGCTTACAGCTTCTTGTCCAGTGAATTGAAGTTGTTCAATAAGGTACTCGTGGGTAACTTGAGCAAAACGTCTTCTTTCATCAGTGTCAAGGAAGACATAATCTACCCATAGAGAAGCATTTAGTGTTGTCATTGATAAAGCAGTTTCACTTCCTTTACAATTTTCAGCAGTTTCAAAGTTGATGTTAATTTTAACTTCATGATATTGAAGAGCAATTAAAGGAAGGGCGAGTCCAACATTTCTACAGAACCAGAATTCAAGAGGAATATATAATATTGAATTAATAGCACCACCATAGGCACCAACCATTTCATTGTATCCATCACGTTTAGATAGAGGAAGAGAAAGTTCATTCCAGATATACATCCAATGAGAATAGTGTTTGTCAATCTTTTGTCCACCAATTTCAATTTCTACATAGTTCATTAAACGAAGACCGAAAAAAGGGCATAATACATCAGTATTACCAGACATATCTACAACTAAATACATACGATTGATTAAATCGCCATTGCGAGAAATTTGGCAAGTAACACGTTGTCCATATCCGGGATTTCCATTGAAAGTTTGTTGGATAGATTCTAGAGCAAAATTAGTGTGTCTGCGATAAACTACTTTGAAAAAGGTAATTTGAGGATTACCAGTTAAATAAACATCTTGAGCACCATAGGCGACCAACTGAAGAAGACCACCACCCATTTATGCTATATTCTTTATACTATAATAGGAGAAAAAAAATGTTTGATATTTTTATTTAAAAAATAACTAAGATTATTAATTAACTTAATTGGAATAAGCAAGACCACCCATTCCAGATAAGATACGAAGGACATTGTAGTTAATAGCAAATATTTTAACACCAGTATAATTAGCTTCTTCGTAAGCAGAAGCTCCATCCGGTCTAATATAAGGTTTTTTAACTTCAAGAGAAAGCACTGCTGTATCAATACGGGACATATTTAATGATCCAGAAGGCTGATGATCCTCGGGTTTTAATGCGAAACTGTATACATTGATACCTTTGTTAAGAGGAATAGAGGTATGATGTTGATAAGGTTGGACTAATGAGAAATAATTTCCGTTTCTTGAAGCAAAACGATCATTTCCATTAAGTTGTAATAAACAAGTACCGAAAGGATTTGAAGCAGTCATTGAAGGCATAACATTAGCAATATGATTAGTAGCAGTTAAAGCACCAAAATTACCAAAGTTTGAGCTTGATAATGTAGATCTGTCATCAAGAGTGAATTTAGGATCAGTCATATTCCAAGTGTTACTATTAGTATAATTATACCAATATTCTTGTTCTGTTTTTTTGGCAACCCATATGAGTTCTTTACAAGGATGATTAAAATTTAATTTTACACGAGTAGTACTAGAAGATGTAATATTTTCATCTCCACTGAATTGTAATTGTTCAATAAGATACTCGTGTTTTACTTGTGCAAAACGTCTTCTTTCATCAGTGTCAAGGAAGATGTAATCAACCCATAGATTAGCAGAACCTAAAGCAGGTGCAGTTCCGGAAACCATACAATTTGCGGCTGATTCATATTGAAGTTTGATTTTAACTTCATGGTATTGAAGAGCAATTAAAGGAAGAGCAAGACCGATGTTGCGGCAAAACCAGAATTCTAAAGGAATGTATAATGTAGTTCCTTTAGAAGTGAGATCACTGTCGGCACCTACCATAGTATCATATCCATATTGTTTTCCCATAGGAAGAGATAATTCATTCCAGATGTATAGCCAATCAGAATAATGTTTATCAATTTGTTGACCTCCAATTTCAATAATAACATTATTTATTAATCTAGGTCCTAAATAATTAACATATTTATCAGTATTAGCAGTAGCGGGAACATCAACCTGTAAATACATACGATGTATTAAATCGCCATTACGAGAGATTTGGCATGTAACAGTATTTCCATAAGCACTTAATCCGTTAAATGTTTGTTGAATAGCTTCCATAGCGAAATTAGTGTGTCTACGATAAACTACTTTGAAAAAGGTAATTTGAGGGTTACCAGTTAAATAAACATCTTGAGCACCATAGGCGACCAACTGAAGAAGACCACCACCCATTTATGCTATATTCTTTATACTATAATAGGAGAAAAAAAATGTTTGATAATATTACATTGTTAAAAATAGTATATAAAAATAATATAATATTCAAGATTATGACTAAAAAATGTTTAAAGAAAAATGTTCTAAAAAAAAGAACATTAATAATGATATAAAAGATAATATAACATTGGATGCGATGCATAATAAAATGATAAAAAAATTTATATCAAAAAATACAGAAAAAAATAATAATATATCCTTATTAAAAAAATATAATGAAGATTATGATAATATATTAAAAAAAATAGAAAGTATTAAAAATACAGATAATAAGGAATTATATAATTCTTTATGGAGTAGTAATATTAAAATTAAAGAAAATATAATTAATATTAATAATAAATTAAAAGAATTAGATAATTTTGATGAAATAGATTATTATAATAATACAAGCGATATTTTATTTAAATATTATGAAATGATTGAAAGACAATCTATAAATACTAATATATCTACTAATAATATACCCAAATTGATATCTACAAATTCTGAAAATAAACAGAAAACATATAATGTTCTTGAAGCATTAAATAGAAATATAGATAAAAATTTACCAAATAATATACAACAACCTATTATACAAAATAATAACGATAAAAGTAAATTAGTAGATGAATATCTTTCTATTATAAATAATCAACATATTAAAAAAATAGAACAAGACGAAATAGAAATATGTAGAGTTTGTAATACATCAATGACATGTTATCAACATGATGCTATAATGATATGTAATAATTGTGGTTATCAAGAATTATTATTAGTAGAACAAAATAGACCAATATTAAAACAAAATACAAAAGATACATCACATTTTAGTTATAAAAGAATAAATCATTTTAGAGAATGGTGTAATCAAGTTCAGGGAAAAGAAAGCACTGATATTCCAGATGAGATATTTGAAAAAATTTTAAATGAAATTAAAAAAGAAAAAATTTTAGATACTAAAACAATAACATATAGTAAAATGAGAGAGATCTTAAAAAGATTGAGAATAAATAAATACTATGAACATATAAATTACATTATAAATAGAATTAATGGAATTCCGACACCTCAATTCTCACCAGAATTAGAGGATAAATTATGTAATATGTTTAGAAATATTCAAGTACCGTTTTTAAAACATTGTCCGAAAGATAGGAAAAATTTCTTATCATATAGTTATGTATTATATAAATTCTTTCAAATACTTGGTTTAGACGAATATTTAAAATATTTTCCACTTTTAAAAAGCAGAGAAAAATTATATGTTCAAGACCAAATATGGAAAAAAATATGCGAAGAATTAAATTATGATATTATACCATCTTTATAATTTTTTAATTCTTATTGGTTTAAATTTAACCAGGGAATCCTACTAAACGGAAACCAGCACCAAGACCAACACCTTGTCTTGCTCCAGCAGAAATTGAAGGTGCTAATAAATCTAAAATTGAGAAAACACATGCTGCTGTTAAACCTAGCATCCATACTTCACTAAATTGAAGAGGTGATTTGGGCAATATAATAGCTACAAAAGCAACTATTAAACCTTCAAATGCATATTTCACAATACGTATTAATGCCTCCCACATATCAAATGAATATTCCATTTTTTTTCTTCTTATACTTTTATTATAAGAATTTATTTTAAAATGTAAAAGTATATAAGATTATAATATTACATTTATATAAATGAGCGATAAAGATTTAGTTAGCACAAAAGAAGTAGATTATTTAGAAGAAGATAAAGCGATTAAAGGGCAAAATTATGCCCTCCTTTCTTTTATTAGTCCAGAAGATGTTCTAGTCAGTAAAGAAGCATATTTTTTTACACAGTTTCTTGATAATTTTGGTAAAGATATGAAATCTTTATTAGATGGTATTAAATCAAAATATTCAGATTCATCTGATTTAATTGATACTATTAAAACAAATCATGCATATATTTTTGATCCCAAAGAATTAAATGATCAATATAATTTCTTTAAATCTTCTAAATATACTGAGCTTGAAAACACATATCATCGTGATAATAACTTTGTTACAACTATGCGTGGAATTAAAGTCCGTGGTGTTTTTGATACAATTGAAGAAGCAAGAAATCGCAGTGAATTCTTAAAACGTTTTGACGATAAATTCAATATCTATATTGCTCAAGTAGGATGCTGGTGTCCATGGTCTCCTAACCCAGATGCTTTAGAAAATCAAGAATATTCAGAGACGCAACTAAATACTCTTATGAAACAATATAAGCAAAATATGGAAGAAAAAGATGTAATCTTTGACGAAAGAAAGAAAGCTACTATTGAAAGTGCAGCTTCTAAAACAAAAAAAGAAACAACAGATTTAAGCGATATTAAAGAAGGTCTTGAACAAGTAGACACTTGGACAGCAGCAAAAGAAGCAGAAAAAGTTCAATCTGAAAATAAATCAGATGATATTACCGATGAATGAGTTCATTAATTTTATTAATTATTTTTTTACACTTTATTTTATAATAATATAGTAAAAAGAAAAATGAAAGCAGTCGCACTTTTTTTATTATTTATAGGTTCAATATTAATAATACAGGGCTATTATAGTTATAAAAAACTATGTAAAAAAAATAAGGTTGAAGTGAAATATGTACCAAGAGAAATATATGAATCTCAATTATCTGATCAAGAAAGTCTTAGTATATTCTATAAAAATATGTTTGAAGAAGAATCAGTATTAGGTAGATAAAATAAATATAATTATATATTAAATGGTAAGTATAAGAAATATTGGAGAAGCATTATTATCACATATTGAATATAATGATAAAACTCCTGTTAAAAATATAATGGATTTAATTCAAAAACATAAAATATCACTTGAGGAATCAGCTACTATTAATATGTATAAAAAAGAACTTTATAAAACTAAATATGAAAATCCTAGAAATGAAAATCAAATGAAATATGATATATATTTAAAAGAGCGTAATGAATTAGTAAATAAATGGAAACAAGATATAAATTCACGTGCTAAATTATTAGATATATTAAATTTTAAAAGACCAGAATTAGAAGAAGTAGAAGATATATATTCATATCAAAATATAGATTTAAATGCTGACAAAAAAGTCACTTTAGTAATTGAAAAAGATAAAATAAAAGATGTTTTACCAGTTAAAACTACAAAATCTTCAAATGTAAAGGAAGTAAAATCAAAAGAGTGTCCTCCTGGTAAAATTTTGAATCCTGTAACAAATAGATGTATAACAGATAAAACTAAAAAAATAGTAGTTAAAGAAATTAAACCAGTAGAAGAAGTAAAAATAGAGG